ATTTGTTGTCGTAATATGCTTTTCACAATCGTGATATTTACCATCATTGTCAATTGTATAATTCACCATACGCACATTCATAATGTAAGTATTATTTACTTTAATAATAGAGGACGATGATGAGGTCATTCTCATTAAATGCTTGTCATCACCGCATAAAAATAGATGACTCGTCTCTGTAAAATCAAATACCTTTAAAGACTTTAATACTTGCTTGTAAAATTTCATATTTGACAATAAATTGTTTGAAATAGCAGGGATTTTACACTCGTTCAAGACAATCATCAACTCATCATTAATGTTTTTGATTCCTACATAAGATGCACACACCGTGTATTCATAATAGATTTTATATAAATACACGGACGCTTGCAAAAACAAATAATGGTCCACGTTTGATTTTCTCTCCAACACAGACTTGCAAATAGTATAAAATGCCATTGCCAATTTCGGCATTCCTGCAACTCTGTAATGATATATTATTTCATGCAATCCTTCCAATCTTTCAGGCAAATAATTATATCCTTCCATCCAACAACAAATCGCCTCGGGTATTTTTCCCATTTTTTTACAGCAATGACCGATTCTATAATAACTATACCACACTTCTTGATTCCATCCACCCAAACCAATGCGTTTTTTATATATCTGAATCGCCTCTTCGTTTTTCCCCAAATCATAATAACTATTTGCCAAATAAAAATAATATCTCACATTTGTTGGTTCGTCAATGAGGCCGTTGGTTAATAACATAACGTCTCTCTCATATTTGTCGGATTTAGAACCACCGTCTCCATAATCATTGATAAATAATTGCCTCTTGTCAATGTTTATTTTCCTGTTATTACTCGGAGTATCAATGTATTCGTGAGTAACGCCGACATATTTATACAATCCATTGTTTTTCACAATTCTCATGTTTTGATAGTAAAACTGGTCAGAACCTTGCAAAATATTGAATGAATCTGATGCTGTCAGCATGCTTTTATTGAAATCGCGAATGTCTAGAGTCATGTCTGCATCCATAAACAATACATAATCCGACATTCCGATACAAGCCGCAAGAGAGACATTGCGATTGTGTTCAAAATTCTTAAAGGGTTCTTTTATAATCTTCCCAGCAACATCATGACTTTTAAAAAAATCTACAATGATTTCACACGTGTTGTCAGTTGAACCTGTGTCGCATATGCAAAAAGTATCAATGATTGGTAATACAGATGCGAGCAACCTACAAATGATTTTACTCTCGTTTTTCACAATCATATTTAAACATAATGACGGCGGCGACATAAATATTAAAATTCAAAAACTTTATATCATTTCATTGACTTTTATTGAAAGTATATTATATACATGGCTTTTACAAGATTTAATTACGACGAATGCAGAACAAAAAAACAATTGCAACAATCCACGGGTCCAGGGAGATGGATTCTGAATGTTCCGGGGAATGGGTCAAATCCGTGTTATATAGAAGACCCGCAAATTATTATTCAAAAATGGGGTGCGAATTTAAGAACAAACACAATCAATTTAGAAAGCGAACTTTTAGGAGTATCTAAACCTATGAATCGCGATTGTCTGCATGTAGACAATTATACAAAATACAATGTGCCTAATGAGAGAATTAGTTACCCGAATTGCACAAACACCATGACTGAACAATCTAGAACAATTATGCCTGCATGGACTGCAAGAGATTTGGAGCAAGTAGATTGGTATTATCCACCTTTAAATCCACAAGAAAATGTCTGCTTACCTTTTCAGAGTAATTTAAATACGCGAATTTTAGAAAAAGATTCTTTTCAGAGAAAAATTATAAATAAATAATAAAATATAATACTATGGAATTAGCATTACCAATTTTAGCCCTTGGTGGTCTTTATGTTATATCTAATCAAAAGACGCCATCTAAAAATGAGAATTTTCAGAATTTAAAACAACAAAATCAGTATTTGCCAAACACACGCGTGCCCGCACAAAATTATCCTGTTTTAAATAAAAGTCAGTTGGTAGACACCGTTCAAGAATACCCGAATCCAAATGCCGCAACCGACAAATATTTTAATCAGAATTATTTTGAAAAGAGTGTGACAGAAGGAAAATCTGTGGGTAAAAATCCGCCTCAAATATATTCATTGACTGGGGATTATTTGGAAGGAGAACAGTTTAAGCATAATAATATGGTGCCATTTGTTGGCGGTAAAATACAGAGTTATAGTTATAAAAATAACATGGCCGAATCCATCTTGGATAATATGGCCGGAACAGGTTCACAGATTATCAAGAAAATAGAACAGGCTCCGCTTTTTAAACCACAAGACAATATTCAATGGGCATATGGAACACCAAATAACAGCGATTTTTATCAATCACGAGTCAATCCAGGCATGATTTCAAACAATGTCAAGCCTTTTGAAAGCATCAACGTTGGTCCAGGATTAAATCAAGGATACGGCAGCAGTGGCAGCAATGGATTTAATTCTGGCATGGAATCACGCGACTCTTGGCTGCCGAAAACGGTGGATGAATTGCGGGTTGATACAAATCCAAAACTGGAATTTATGCTTACGAATTTAGAAGGACCCGCCGGCTCTCTAGTGAAAAATCTGGGATTCATCGGCAAAGTAGAGAAACAAAAACCTGATACTTTTTATTTTAATACACAAGATAGATGGTTTACCACCACCGGTGCCGAAAAAGGCGAAACATTGAGACCGATTCAAGAAACTGGAATTATTCGCCGCAACAATGCAGCCACCAATTACACTGGACCCGCCGGCAGTCTAGAAGGACAAGCAAGTTATACCCCCACTGAATTTGAAAAATCTAGACGACCTGAATTGGGCGTCATTGAACCAAACCATTGCTCCGCGGTTGGATGTGGTCCGATTGATGATGGCGAAAAATTATTGAGAAGTCACACGAATTATAAAAATCATCGCTCCACAATAGCACAACCCGACGCAATCAGAAGCGGATTTGGCGGTGCCATCGGGGCAGTCATTGCACCATTGATGGATTTTTTAAGACCGTCTAAAAAAGAAGAGTGTGTAAACAATGTGCGAATTTATGGCGAAGCCGGGTCAAGTGTGCCAAGCAATTATGTATTGAATCCAAATGATGTGACCAAGACCACAATCAAAGAAACAGATATTTATTCTTCCACATTTAATATTAACAATCAAAAAGAAGGCGTCTATGTGAATAATTATGTGCCGACAGATTTGACACAGAGAGACACGACTAGTTGTGCTCAATACGGAAATGTAGGACTGCAAAATGGGCAAATGGTTTATAATGGGGCTTACAATCAACACAACAATGATATTAAATCTGCCACGATTGGCAACCGTGCAAATCAAGGTGGAACCCAAATATTTAATCAACCGATGAATGTTTCTATTGCCAGACAAGACAGCGACCGTTACAACAATCGTCTTTTTACTCCTTCTTCTGTGATTAATCAGCCACCCATGAAGGAGAATTATGGCAAGATAAAAGGCCATCAAGAATATGATGAAAATAAAATCGGATGTGAGAGAATTCAAGGCGATTTATTGAATGCATTTAGGAACAATCCATACACGCATCCATTAACCACCAGTGTATAATTTTGTCAAGATATAAAATCCGGGTGTATTTTTCCCGTGTTTTAGAGAAATAAATAAATCTTTATAAACACGAATTATGTTGGTTTGACGAATTGTTAAATAGATGTTGTAAAGGAGAAAGATGGAGAGTATATCTTGTCTTTCTTGAGAGAAATATAAGAAATAGTTTTATGGACAAAGGAATTATTAGAATTGGTGACAACTCTTTTATTTCCGATGCAAACAATCCTGCCCATAAAGCATAATATGGGTTATAATCATCTCCGAGTTGTCTTTGAAAAACAGAGTACATAATGAACCATACGAAAATCCAATCTGAAAATATGAAATCCGGAGTTATCATGCATTTTCCCAATATAATATTTGGTGTATTATTGTTAGCCGGGTTCAGAAAAAAAATTGAATTGCCTTTTCTCTCTTTTATAGACAAATAAAATACCAACAATAAGAATGCAAGAATCATACCAAAACCCCAACGAATTTATCTTTCAAAACGTTAAATATTATGCCTCTATTGCTTGGATACGCGATGACGGTGTAATGAAAAAACACATTTTCAATGATGAATATGAATTTATAGGAATTATTCAATGGGACGTGAATAGTGAGTATCACGATAAACCGTTTGGTTCTTGGACACAAGAGGATAATGTAGTCGTTGTTCTGTTTGAATCAGCAAACATCTATTATTGGTATGTTTGTCAAACAGAATTATTGATATGCATGACATTTGATGCACATTCCTTTAATGAAAGAGAAATTGACGAATTAAAAGAGTTTCAGTCGTTTGTCAATGGCGTGGATAAATCATGCACTCAACCGAGAAAATCTGGAAACTATTTACACTATCATCTTAAAGAATATCATTTGTTGAAAGACCCCAGAGAGATTGAATTGTATCATAACTTAAAGACGTTTCCATACGAGGGAGGGATTTACCATGTCTATAATCCCATGAAACGAATTCCTACATTAGAAATAGAATTTGTCGCTGGATTGAAATAATACGCGTGAAATGAAGTAAGTTTAATATTAAATATAAAAACATTATTTAATATTAGTTAATGTTGACGATTCATAGTGAAATAAAAGATAAATTAACCTATTTTTGCTCAATTCACAAAATTCCAAATATATTGTTTCATGGACCTTCTGGCTCTGGAAAACGCACCATTGTAAATAATTTTGTCTCCAACATTTATGACAATGACAAGGAGAAAATAAAAACATTTGTAATGTATGTCAACTGTGCACATGGAAAAGGCATCAAATTTATCCGCGAAGATTTGAAATTTTTTGCCAAAACGCATATTAATTCCAATGGAGGATATACATTTAAAACAGTCATGCTACTAAATGCCGACAAATTGACAATGGACGCACAATCTGCCCTGAGAAGATGTATTGAATTATTCAGCCATAATACACGATTTTTTATTATTGTGGAAGACAAATACAAATTGTTAAAACCAATCATCTCTCGTTTTTGCGAAATATATGTGCCTGAACCTATGCATAATGGCAATTTAATTAATTTGTATAAATATAATTTAGAACTGACATTTGGCACAAACCCTGCGAAAATGCAGAGAATGGAATGGTTAAAAACGGAATTGAACAAACACGCCAAGAAAACATCTATTGAATTATTAATTGAATGCTGCAATAAATTGTATGAAAAAAGTTATAGTGGGTTGGATGTCATTCATTTAATTGAAAATGTGAATTTTATGGATTTTAGTAATGAAAAAAGATATGAATTATTGATTGCCTTTAATAAAGTAAAGAAGGAATTCCGGAATGAGAAAATATTGTTGCTGTTTATTTTGAATTTCCTTTTTTTAAATTCGGATTTTAATTTGGAAACAATCTCTTTTATATAGGTGCCGATGCGATATTTTATAAAGTATAAAATATTGCAATAATAAAATGGACGATTTTAACGTTTCTTCTCTCCATGAATCCAAAAATGAATGGGCTGCAAGATTGGTTAATATTTTCACGCCATTAATTATTGAAGGTTACAAGTCTATCTTTTCTGAAGCCGTGCAATTGTGTAAACAAAACAATGAAATGGACAAGTATTTAATGACCTTTCAAAATTTTATTTCACGAGTTCCAAAGTGGAATGCCGCTATTATTGAACAAGAGAGAAAAAGAATACATGAGAAAAGTTGTTGTGGTTATTTAGAAGAGTTGATTACATGCGTTCACATTATTCAATTGAAAATATTAACATCTATGCGTGCTGGAAACAAACAGAAGAAAATCAATGTTACGATACCCAAATTAGACGAGTTCATTCATAAAATATATATTAATGTTGCACGAAAAGTGTACAAGACTGTGTATTTGTTTGAAATTAATATTCCTCCTTTGCAGATACAAAAATATCAGAGAGAACTTGAACTTATTGTGCAAGAGTGCATTCTAATTACTATTCGCGAAAGCATTCCTGTGGAAACTCTTTTACGAGCATACATGGATGAAACAATTGAAGAAGAAGTCAGTGAAGAAATTAAAGAGCAATTGATTGAACCTCCGCCTGCACCTTTGTCTGGACCTGGCCATAATCTCTCTCAACAACCTTCTGATTATTCTTCTTATATGGGACAGGGACAGGGACAGGGACAGGGACAGGGACAGGGACAGGGACAGGGACAGGGACAAACCTCGTTGAAATTTGATGACAATGACCATTATGTAGACACGAATAATCAAAAATCGTCCGTAAATGCTCCCAAAACATTTGATAGATTAGAAGAAATTAGTATCAGGCGAGCAAATGAAAGAAAACAACAAGAAGAGAGTGATGACGATGACGAAAGAATCACCATTTCTACAAATGAAATTAGTTTAGATAATTTAGACATTCAACAAATCCCAATAGATTCGGATGAATTGCCTGATTTGTTGAAAGATGACTTTGAAATATTGCCGTAATCACTTTTGCGTAAAAAAGGCATTTAGAATAAGTATAAGAATACTATGTTTGCAATTGCCGGAATTATTGCATTTATTTTTCTAATTGCGAAATTCATTGAAATGAGATTCATTGAAAAAGAAAACAAACCGCTGAAAATAATGATACGCGATACATTGTTGGTATATTGCTGTGTTTTACTTGGATTTGTTTTATATGAACAAGTATCTCCTACAAATCTTGAAATAAAAAGCCCTAACGTATTTACAGACAATCCTGGATTTTAAAAAAATTGAAATAAAAATAGTATAATTACTATATTATAACTAAAATGAGCAAACACGCTTGCGAAAAATGTGGCAAAGAATTTAATGCTAAATCTCTACTTACAAGACATCTTAATAACAAAAAACCATGCGATATAAAAAGTATAAATGCCAAAAATACCAAAAACACCAAAAACATTAAAAAGACAATGGTTATTGACGAATCTACAACCCTAATTGAAGAAAAAAAAGAAGAAGACAAGATTATTAAGCCAATATTAAAATGGGTTGGCGGAAAAACACAACTGTTGGACAAACTTGTCAGTCAATTTCCAACCGAAATGAATAATTATCATGAAATATTTTTAGGAGGAGGAAGTGTTTTATTAGCATTGTTATCATGTGTAAAAAAAGACATGATAAAAATACATGGAAAAATATATGCATCTGATTTAAATGAACCCTTGATTTATGTATATAAAAACATTCAATCAAACCACGAAGAATTATTCAATTCAATTCAAGTGTTAATACAAGAATTAAATTCTTGTCAAAAGGGTGAAATAAACAGGAAACCTGAAAATATAACAGAGGCCAAAATGGCAAAGGAAAATTATTATTATTGGATTCGTCGTGAATATAATAAATTAAGTTTGTCTGACAAAAACAGTGTAATCGGTTCCGCCATGTTTATATTTTTGAATAAAACGTGTTTTAGAGGCGTTTTTAGAGTTGGTCCAAACGGATTTAATGTGCCTTATGGCCATTATTCCAATCCTGAAATAATTAACAAGGAACATTTGTGCAAAATACATGAACTAATACAACATGTCGTGTTTGAATGTTGCGATTTTACCACATCTTTGAATACGATTGAACCTGATGATTTTGTCTATCTTGACCCACCCTATAATAAAGAAACAGACACGTCTTTTGTGGGATACACCGAAGACGGATTTAACATTGAAAAACATACGCAGTTATTTAATTTATGCAATGAATTAACCAATAGCAAATTTATCATGAGTAATTCAAATACCGATTTTGTAAAACAACATTTCTCAGAAGAAAAATATAATATTCAACCAATAACTGCAAAAAGAAGTATAAATAGTAAAAATCCACAGGCGAAAACAACCGAATTGCTTATAAAGAATTATTAACCCATTCATCAACCGTTTCAAAATAGTTTTCATCATCTCCAAATAATATGGAGATGTTGTGTCGTTTCATTATGTTATTAAATATTATATATTTTTTCTCGGTTGATTGAATTTTATTTTGCAAAAATTTACTTACACAAAACGCGTATTCAACTTCATATTTATACTCAAGTGCTTCTTCATACTCTTCTTTAAATCCTGGACCTGCCAATAACTTTGTATCAACAGACCCATCTACATTTTGTGCCTTTTTCTCCAAAATTTTAATTACTTTTCTTCCTGTATTGTATTCAATAATATATGCTTCATCTGGACATCTAAATACTTCTATGTTGTGTTTGTGTTTTATATAAGTTTTTAATCCTGATTGAGATACATAGACAATTCTTTTATCTTCAAACGTTTTTGTTAAATAATATCCATTGCTGCTTTTTGCATTTAATATTACCTTTTCATAACCGGTTTCAATCAATTGGGGTTTATTATCGGTTTTCTCTTCAAATTTTTTGCCATACAAATTTGTATTGGCACCGCCAGCACCGGTTCCATTGTTTACAATCAATTCTGATGACGGTTGACTTTCAAGATTCATATTAATTAATATCCATCATGAGATGTGTTTAAGCATTTCAATTTTAAACCGGCGAAGATTTAATACTTTTAGAATTTTAAAAGTATTAAATGGTGAAGAATTAAATATGAGGAAGCATTGCATCAATATTTATCAATTCATTGAGAGAAATATCCTTTTTACTTGATACAAACTTTTTGAATTCTTCTCTCTCTAATTGTGCCTGGGGAGTGTGGTTGTGAACACACCGAGCAATCATTTTATACAATTTAAAATCAGGATATCTCTCCACTCCATTGTTTTTATATAACAAATTCACTCCCTTGTCATCCAAACACCACTCTACAATTAATCTCACTAAAGGGTCGCATTTCTTTAAATTCTTCACATCATTTACATCATCTACCACATAATCAAATATAGAACATGCCAATCTGCATAAATCAAAACTATAATTCGGTTCCAATCGCGGCTTCTTGTCGTTGAAAAAAGGCTCTGTATTATATTGCGATGAAGCATCACCTTTATGTTCAAAACTATCACTACAAAAGAGTTTATTTTGAAATTTATAAATGCTTCTACCGAAATCAATGATTTTGAAAATTCTGCCAAAGGTAGGCACCTTGTAATATTTGCTCTTGTACAAATAAAACACGTGTTTTAATTTTGTTTCACAATACATAATATTGTTTGTATGAAGGTCGTTGTGGGTGAGAGAAAATACCTTTTGATATGTTATTAAAATCATTATGATTTGCATGAGTGCAGCAAACCATTCGGCGTCATCTTTAAATCGGTCATTTAAAATAAGATTGTCTAATGTGTTGTCGCATTTTTCCATGCAAATGACGTGGACAGGGAATTCTTTTATGGTCGCCTTCAGTTCTTCTTCGTCTTCATTGCTACTGCCACTGTTATTGTCAGAATAACTGTTTTCACTAGACGAATAGTCGTCATCGTTCTCTTTATTGGCATTCTCATTGTCCTCATTGTCCTCTTTACTATCGGTTTCATCGTCATTGTGGTCATCTTCGTTGTGATTTTCTGAATTGGATGTATAAGAAGACCTAGATGAAAAAGATGAACCTGATTTCAAGGTAGTTGTAAGTTGTGTTGTCTCTAAAGGCGAATGAGTGATGTCAATCAAATCCAAAGACATGTCTTTTACATTGTCTAGTGTCAAACAATTCTTTTGGTCTTGGTCTTGGTCTTGGTCAAATACATTGTCAAATAAATTGTCAGCAATGACATCTGCATCTAGAGAGACATTTACGGTTTCAGAAGTGTTGATTTTAATAGGTTCTTTTTTATCCATGCCATCCTGAAATAAATGTTCATACTCGTCCACCGTAAATAATTTATTCTTGTGTTGGTTGAAAAAGGGGGATTTCATTAAGTATTCAATGTCGTCCTCCACATTGATTCTATATTTTTGTTTCACAGAGAGAAAAGAACCATAGAAATCCACTCCATTAATGAAATTGTTGTTGTGAATTAAAAAACTGGACAAATACACAAACAGGCCATCGACATACGCAGCATTGTTTGTATCCATCATTTTAGAGTGCACTGCTTGCTGTTGGGATTCTTCGCGAGTTGGCAACGCAAATAAATTCGGGTCAGTAACATCATATTTACCCAATAAATATTTGTATGGGTCAAGAAGAGGGGCATATTTAAAAAACAGCGGCTTGGATTTCACCTTTTGCGTGTGCAGATTTTTCACATTTCCTTCATAAGAATTTTCCTCGTCATATATTTTGTTTTTTACAGAGGTGACATACCATGTATGATTTAGATTCACATTTTTATAATTAGATTCAGTCAATGTGAAAAACCGGTCATATAGCGGCATATAATTTTGCGTTTTAGAGAGAAATAAGGTTTCTTTCTTTTCTAAAGTAAGAAATAATTCCTGATTTTTGCGTTTTTGATAATTCACATTAACAATCATTAATAGGTATTTAACATATAAATTATATTTCTTTTTAACTTATTATTCTTTTTTCCTTCTTTTTTGTTTCTTTTTTATTGCGTAGTATTTATTATTTATTAAAACAGATATTAAATATAAATGTCGCTAGAATTGAAAAAATTTGACATGAAAAGTATTTCTTTCAAACCAAATGATTCTAAAGGACCCGTTATTTTCTTATTAGGACGACGAGACACTGGCAAATCGTTTTTAGTAAGAGATTTGTTGTATTATCATCAAGATATACCCATTGGCACAGTCATCTCAGGCACAGAAGAAGGCAACGGATTTTATGGCAAAATGGTTCCTAAACTTTTCATACACAATGAATACAATACCGCCATTATTGAAAACATCTTGAAACGTCAGCGTTCTGTATTGAAACAAATCAAAAAAGAAATTGAAACTTATAAAAAATCAAATATTGACCCACGCACTTTTGTCATTATGGATGACTGCTTATATGACAACACATGGTCTAGAGATAAATTAATGCGATTACTTTTCCTCAATGGTAGGCACTGGAAGGTAATTTTAATCGTCACCATGCAATATCCTTTGGGCGTGCCTCCTACTCTCCGCACCAATATAGATTACGTTTTTATATTGCGAGACAATTATATTGCAAACCGTAAACGAATTTATGAAAATTATGCAGGTATGTTTCCGACGTTTGAATCGTTTGCACAGGTGATGGACCAATGCACTGAGAATTATGAGTGTTTAGTCATTAATAACAACGTAAAATCCAACAAATTACAAGACCAGGTCTTTTGGTACAAGGCAGAAGCACATAATGACTTCAAATTAGGGTCAAAAGAATTCTGGGAATTGTCCAAAGGTGTGCAATCGGATGATGAAGAAGAACAATATGACCCTGCTAACACAAAGAAACGCGGTCAAGGTCCGAAAATTAGCGTGAAAAAGACAAAGTGGTAGGTCTTGCTTTTATTTTTAAAAAAATGATTCTAAAATTAAAAGCAAAATGGCTTAAATATATACATCAATTACATATATAATATGATGCAACAAGCGTTGAACATTGTTGAACTTATTGAATCAAATCCCATCACACGGTTAAATCATACGTATAATGTGAAATTATTAAATAAAATTAAAACCTATTTCACAGAATATGAACAACAAATGTTTCTTACTAGCTTTTATTGCTATTTGAACTATAATAAAAAGACAGATTTTGTCATTGATTTGGATAATATATGGAGATGGTTAGGGTTTGCGTCTAAATTTAATTCCAAAAGATTATTAGAAAAATGTTTTATTATTGAAAAAGATTATAAAATATTACTCCCCCCTCATGAGAAGCAAGAAGTTACACCTCATGGAGGTCATAATAAAGAAACCATTATGTTAAATATTGAGACCTTTAAAAAATTTTGTATGAAAGCAGGAACAAAAAAAGCAGATGAAATTCATGATTATTATTTAAAATTGGAAGAAATTATCCAAGAAATTTTGGAAGAACAAAATACAGAATTGCAAAATGCACTTATAATTAAAGAAAAACAACTTGAACTTAAAACAGAAGAGTTGGAAATTTTTAAAGCAAACAAAACCGTATTATATACATATAATACTGATACTAGAAGAATACCAAGTGAATATAAAATTGGTGTCACATTAAATATACACACACGTATAGCATCGTTTAACACACCAATAACACATGGGAAACTTGAATTTGAAGTATATATAGAAGATTTAAATCTTAGAACTTTAGAAAGTTATATCCATTTATTATTAAAACCATTTCAGGTTCTTCGCGAAAATTATAGAATCGACCTTGAAGAAGCCAAATGTGTTATGATGGGTGTTGTAAATAGAACTAAACTTGCACACATAACTAACCCCGCAGAAAGACAATTAAAACTAAGAAAAATATTTGAACAAGAAATGTCCATTCTTAATGATGAACCTATAAAAAAGATATCGACAAATGAAATTGCGTGTCAAACTGATATTGACGACCAAGTTCCATTGTCATATCCAATCATTACTACGAATGTTGATTTATATAAAAGATTTGATGCTTATATTGAAGAATGCTGTCTTATTGGTGAAACATTAGAGGTGTCATCTCATGATATTATCGGTCAATTTAGATTATGGAATAGAAAAGCATCAAATGAATTAAAAATAGCAATTTCGGATTATCTAAAAAGAAGATTTAAACATATTAGATTGAAAAAACAAGATAAAAATCAGGTTCAGTATGGGTTTCAAGGAGTTATGTTAAAACAGATTGATTATAAACCTTCTATTTTAATAACAGAAGTTGAAACATTTGTTTATGAAAAATGCAAATTTTCACCAAGTGGTAAAATATTTGTAAGAACATTGATTGATGAATATAAAGAGTGGAAACGAAATACAAGCAGGACAATTAATAGCAAAGATGAAAAGGAATTAAGACAATATTTGAATAGTCATCAACACATATTACCTGCTGTTATTTGGAAGCCATATGAAAAGAAAATTAATGAAGATGGTTCAAATAATACAACTGAAAATCATACAATGAGCAATGATGGATATTATGGAATATCTTTAAAAAGTGAAGATGAAAAACATTATAAAAATACAAGTAATAATGGAAAAAAAGTTGAAAAGAGAGATTCGCATACAGACACAGTCTTGGAAACATATGAAACAATTGCCAAAGCAAAAGAGGAAAATAAAATTAGCACAATGTCTTATGCTATAAAAACAAAACGAATCTTTCATGATGAATATTATTTTTGTCTTGCCAAGAATTAAACACAATTCCCATTTTAAAAAAGGTTCAATAATTTGTTTTAATCCTCTTAATGCATTAAAACAAATATTATGTTACACGCAACACACAACTCTAAAAAATGGGCATGGACGGTGCAAAATACATGCCATCTCCTTTTTTAACGCCATAAAAAGATGTAAATAAATCGGAACGAGAGAGCGGAACATTCACTCTATATTTAGTGGGAGGATGAGGGTCAGTTGAATTATAATAGTGTGCAGATTTTGATTGTATGGTTTGCCTCATTGCAATTGTGTAATTTATAAAAAAATCTTCAAAAACTTCTCTAAACGAACTTTTGTTAAGATTGCTGTCATTTAAAAAATCCATAAGGTATCTGGCGCATATGCTTATAGAATGTATGTCAGAAATATTTTCTCTTAAACTCATTTCAGCATCAATTGTATTTCCATCTTTTTTTGCAAAAACTTCATAATGTTTTTTGACATTATCTTGTATTTCTTTATATTTTTTTTTATCAGAAGATGTCCACCATTCATTTAAATTCCCTTTATAATCATATTTTGAACCAATATTATCAAAGGCGTGCGTTAATTCGTGTGCAACGGTAAATCCAATATTTGCCAAATTATAATCCATTGAACCCTGATTTTGTATTGAAATAAATGGTTCTTGCATAAATGCTACTGGAATGTAAACTGCATTTGTATTAGAAAGGTAATTTGCATTAACTGTGAAAACCTGATATCCTTGATATACAAATGGATATTCACTCCATTTAATAAGTGGAAGATTTTTGACCGGTTTTTCATTTAATTGTATAAACTCGTTATGTTTCCATTCGCTGTAATTTAATAAATTGTTCCAAATATCATAACTTACATAATTTATATCTGGGTCATCGTCCGTATCCATATTTTTTCCCACAACCACTTTTAAATTTGCTAATTTTAATAATGTATGCTGTTTTGTGGATGATTCCATCCACTTATTTTCTTTAATCATTTTCTCAAAAACTTTCTTTAAATCAACAATCATGAAATTTGTATAATTGATAAGAATTGGGTCATTGTATTTTTCAACATATAATTCGCCTAGGAGTTTATTATAAGGAAGAAGAGTCATCCGAATTGCACGGATTTCATCGCTAAAATCAGTGTCTTGACCTTTTAAATATTTTAAATAAAAATTATCTGCAATTGGTTTAAATTCTTTTGTAAACCGAATGATTTGTCTCACATATATTCTAATCCAATATGTTCTCCATTTTTCGGTTTTCCAATTTCGTAACATCAATTCAGATACATTTTTTAAGTAATCTACATTTGATGTAACAAAGTAATCAGGAATTGTTGTGAAGCCAAGTTCTTTGCAATATTCTTCAAAATTAAACCTATATTTTTCTAGAGATTCATCCTTGTAAACTTTGTTATATTCATTTGATGAATTAACATTGCTTGAAGAATAACATAATAATATTTCTTTTATAACTTCATGCACATCGGTTGCTTTTAAATCATTATGTCCTGTTGCGTTAAAATATGTTTGTATGTATTTTAAATACACATCATTTGTATTTTTATATTTTGGGTTTTCAGAATCTAAATACACATTTAACATATTAAAACTAGGAAGTGCAAATTCTCTAATATGAACGCAATATTTACTTGTATCTTTTTCATTTGGTGATAAATTAAAAGAAACTGGAGCATCAGATGAGATTATTATATTTTTACTAATGTGGTCCAATAATTTCCATAAATTATTTTTGATGGGTTCATTTCTTAAATAGTCTAAATAAGTAATAAATTCATCAATGTATTTATTACATTGTTCTGTAGACAATAAATTTTTTGCAGAGAGATAAAACTGTTTCATGTTTACAACATCTTTTCTTGTTGAATTTGCATCAATTATATGTTTGTAAATATCATTTATTTCATTGAATACTTTGTCTTGAATTAATCTAAAAGTGTCTATTTTTGTAATATATGATTTATTCTTCAATGCATCTATTTTTTTTATCCAAGATGAATTAATGTAACTATAATAATCATTTACAGGCTTAATTTTCATATGATTTTTACAAAAATCTATAAATAAGTTGGTGTCCTTTTTCATCGCCTCATTCACACGCGCCAAATCACTATTACTGTATATTTTTTCAAAACTGGTAATTGGCATAATAATTTCATTGCAAGGAACATCTTTTGATGCAAGCAATTTTTTTAAATGTCGTTTTTGTGTGTGTCTTTTTTTATTCTTTTTTTTGTATGTGTGTTTAAACATATATTACCATACTATTTCTTTATTTTCAATATACATGTTATCGCCCTTTTTAATATTTAGCACATAATTAAATAATAAGGTTTTAGACAATGATAAATTTACTAAATGTTTAAACGATAATGATGGAGTTGTTTTTAATATTGGACTGCCTAATAAAAGTTCTTTGTGACAGTTTGTGAAATATGAATAAAAAGTATTCAATTTACTCTTTGTTGTAGGATATGGTAAATGAATACTATTATAATATTTTTGTAAAAATCTATGACATATATGAAATCCATTAATAAAAGCAACAATATTATGTTCCAACCCGGTTATGATAGGGTTCTCTTTGTCTTTTTTTGCTAGCATGATGTATTCATTTACTATATTTTGGTTTAATTGAGCATATTTTGTTGCATCTGAAGTGGAGAACCAACTTTTATCAAGCAACATTCCATGAGAATTAAAATGACTTCCTGCAAAGTCTACCACTTTATTCATTTCTGTTGCAATATCAAATCCTACATTTGCCAGGTTATATATTAATCCTTTTGAACGTAGGTCCATTGTAGGCTCTTGAATATATCCTGCTGGTATATATATTAAATTTGTTTGAACATTATATTTAATTTTTGCATCAAATATATTATTTCCCGCAAATTCTATTGGAAATTTATCCCATTTAGTTAATGGAATATTTAACACATTAGTTTCATTCAATGTTAATATTATTTTATTTCTTTCATATGAAGCCATATAGGAATTTTCCCAAGAATCATTTGTATAGACTATATTGATATCGTTTATTGGATTAAATGTTTTCCCAACTATTATTTTTAAATTTTCTATATTTAACAATGCTTCTTTTTTTGTGCTTGCACTCATCCATTTATTACTTTGAAGAATGTTATAAAACTCTAATTTCAAATCATTAATTAATACTGTTAAATAGTCTATTCCATTCTTATCTGTATAATTATCAATGTACAAAGTAGTAAGCAACTTATTAAAGGGCAGAATTGTCAATTTAAATGCTCGAATATCATCCGGTTCATCAACATTGAATCCTTTATTGTGTTTCAAATAATAATTAAATTCATATTCATTGATTTTATTAGTAAATCTTGCAAGTTGTCTAGAATAGGACATAATCCAGAATGCTCTCCATTTTTCAGTATTCCAGTTTTCTAATAACAATTTACACGCTTTTTCTAAATACACAAGGTCTTTGACAATAATGAATTTCGGCATAGATTCATCTGTACACCCAAGTTCTTTGAAAAATTCTTCATAATTAAAATTATATTTTTGCTCATTGTTTTTATATACTATATTATAATTATACTTAGTGTCAGATGGACTTATGCAATCATATAGTTCATTGTTCACTTGAATGATGTCGTCTGTATATATTCCATTATTTGCACCCAACAAATCTATAAACATGGCATTTGCATATTTGTCATATGCTCTTCTATTGTGAATGTCATCTAATTCTAATTGTTTATAAGCAATAATCCAATCATTCGTCAAATAAATTGCGAATTTAGTAATATTTTTTTCATTCGGCAGTAACTCAAAAGAGATAGGCATCATTGATCCAAGTATACGACTTTTATTAAAGTATGCCAATAGTTTCCATAAATTATTATTAGTTGTGTCTACTCTTAACTTATCTATATGCGTAATGAATTCATTTATATGTTTTTTTGCAGCATCAAGTGAAATCGGTGTTTTTGCCGCTTGATAAAAAGTATATAAATTTTTATGTTTACTCTTATTTAATTCAATTAACTCAATGCCTTGGCGATATATTTTATCTTGTAAAAGTGTGATTTTATTAATAGGATTTATATATTTTGGGATTTCATCTAATTTTAATTCTTTTATTGAGGGGTCGCACATGTACGAGTAATAATCATTCACTGATTGATTCTTTTCTTCTGGTGTATTTCTACCATTCATAAATTGAATAAGTTCACTTTTACTTATAAGTTTTTTATTTTTCTTTCTTTCTAGTGATTCTTCAAATGAAATATATCCAGGAAGATGTTTACTGCAATTCACATTGTTTAGATTCTTTATATTCTTCAGGGTTTTATGGTGGGTTTTATGGTGGGTTTTTGTTTTACGAGGCATATATATTAAATTAAGATTATTTAATATATATTTGTTGCGTATTATGGTTATTTGGTATTTCCTTGGTTGCTTTTTTTTGTAACAATGTTGTCTCCTTCAAACAATTCTTTTCTAATATCAGCAGTTGAAATGACATCACTCTCTTCTCTCAATCGGTGTTCTTGAGTATTAACCCCAATTAAATTGCCGTCTTCATCAATGGATTGCGTAAGCACATTTCCGGATTTCTCTGCATTTTTAATGTTTTCTTCAATCGCATGTTGTTTGGTTTCTTTGACTCGCTGTTCAAATGCGGTTTTTGCATTGGTCTCGTTCTTTGTCTTTTCATGCATCAATTTATTTAATTCTTCTTCCAAGTATTCAACACGTCCAGTTTTATATGCTTCAGGTTCCCAAGGCATCCATAGTCCAACTGGACCCACAAATACATCGTGATTTGGGTCAATTTCTCTCAACATTTTGCAGCGTAGTTCGGCCTCTTCCAATGTAGGAAATGCCCCGCGAATCTTTAGCCCACGGGTGCTTGTTTGGAAATTATGTTCAACTCCAAAACGTTTTTCCAAGTCCTCTTCGTTGTTGTCTAAAAAAGTTTTGTATTCATCTTCGATGGTTAAACTGGATATGTTGGCGCGCTCTTCTTTTACGAATTCCTTGAAATCTTCTGTCATGTCGTTAAAATTAATGTTGTATTTGTATGAGAGAAAGTTAAGGAATTGTATAAATTTTTCCATTGATTTTGCAAAATCCCACTTCTTTAGGAATTCTTGAAAATAAAAGATTTCCTTTTGCTTTAGAATTTTTTCAGGAGAAACAAAAGAGACACATACGAATTTTTGTCCGGCGATAGGCTTGTCTTCTTCTAGCAGGTCTACATATTTTTTGTTTTTTTTGCCAGTTTTAGTAAGTTTTCTTTCAAAATTCATGGTCGTTGATTTAGGAGGAGGGGTTGCCGGCATTTTTTCGCTCATTATGTTTAGTTGTTTTTTATTGTTTAAGTTTTTTTTTCTTATTATTTAATATAATGAACGGATTAGTAAATGTAAACGAATTAGTCAAACGAATTATCAAGTATTTAGTTCAAGGCTTAATGGTTGCAATTGTTGCGTTTGCAATTCCTAAAAGGTCATTAAACATGGATGAAATTGCTATTATTTCATTGACTGCGGCAGCCACCTTTTCCATTCTTGATACATATTTGCCTTCCATGGCATCCCCTGCCAGGTTCGGTGCCGGATTCTCCATTGGTTCTAAATTGGTTGGCGGGATATAGGCCGGCCTCTCTAAACCGTGTGTATGAATTCCCAGTCTAATTCTTCACATATTTGTTTCCAAATGCAATCTTGCTCTATTCTCTTTTCAATATCCTTTAACATTGGGAAATGCTGCAAATATTGTGTCTCTCCCAACAATTCGCATAATTTATAGGCAGTGTAATAATAATTTAAAAAATTCACTCTGTCATCCGGACAAAATTTGGAATATGGTGCTTGCAATTCTATAAATAAATTGCAGAGAGTGTCTTCCAATTCGGGAGACATGATTGGCGGTTTAATTCCCAACTTATCTTTAATAAATGGTATATGTTCATAGTATTTATTATAGCCCAATTTTTTCAAAATCTCCTTTGTCTTATTGTTTGTTATTTGAGTCAGAGAAATACGCTCCTTTTTTATTTGCTGTTTAATGTTTTCAATCACCTCCGGGGGTATTTGAGTTGTCTCTTTTCCTTGAAATTGCGCGAGGATTTCTTTGAAATGGTTTATTCTTTTGTATGCATAAAAACACACCTCTTTTGGAGGCTCTTTGTATGAAGGCTTTTCATTTTCTATTAAATATGGTATATTTTTGAAACATACATTGCATATCAACATCCCGTCGTCCTCTAATGGAATCAACTCGCCTTTGAAACAAAATTTGCATATATCTGATTGACATATAAATTGATTAATGTCTAAAAAAGTGTCGTCTATATTACTCAAATACTTGTTCACAATGTTGGTTTGACTCTTGTTGTCTGACAAATTGTCTTCGGATTCTAGACTTTTTATCTTGAAAAAATTGTCCAACAATTTATTCTTTGGGTTTTGTTGCATTTCCGAAATGTTTTTTTTATTTTCAAAATAGTCAAATATATATTTTGAATTGTCCAAATAATAGGATTTCTTTTTATTTTTAAGGTCCTTTATGGATTGCTTTATTTCAGAGATTTTGTCTTGAAGTTCCATGACCTGGTCAATGTTTTTTGACCTTTTTGACTTTTTTAATTTCTCTTCCAAAGAGTGTCTTTCCTCCTTTAATTGGGGAATGTTATCTGTTTCATCTCTTATAAATTCATTCAAAAATTCATTATGCTTTCCGTCCAATGTAGTTGAACTCTTCTTATTCATCTTTATCTTTTTTTGGGGTTTAGGCTTAAAACTAGGCATATTATGTTTATTTTTATTACTTTATTTCTCTTTTTTATAAATGGAACAAATTAACATTGAAAAAATAGATGCACACAATATTGACACAACCACTTTGCATAAAATGATTCTATTATTTAACGCTCTTGAAGAAGGCTGGACCATACACCGAAACAACCAGTCATACGTCTTTTCCAAAAATCACGAGGGGAAAAAAGAGGTTTTATTAGATAGTTACTTGTTGAAATTTATGAAAACGAATCTTAATTTGAGTAACATATTGGAGCATTAGACAGGACAATTATTTATTATATCTACGATATGTCATTTTCTCATTTTTTCGTCCTTTTTGAGACTTGTATTTCTCTCCACGTGTTGGCTCATCATATATAATATATGTCATGCCACGCTTTTTTCTACGTTGTTGGTTCTTGTCTAGTGACGTGCTCTTTCGCTGGTTTAGAATTTTCTCGCTGCGAATTGATATTGGAGCCCGGCACAGCGGACAAGAGAGCGGGTCCTCTTCATCGCAATAGTCTATAACATCTTTACTGATGCTGAAAGATTCAAATAAATCTTTAAAATCTTCTGCATTTGGATAATAAATGTCTTGTGCGTCGCATTCTTGAAACACCTGTTCGCGATGCGCCATATCCACCTTATGCATGCAACCATAATGGAATTGATGTTTGCATTTTGGTTGAATATAGTCGTGAGTAATCGGGTCCAGGCAAATTGCACATAATTCTTGGTCTTTTTGTTCTTGTTGCGTTTGTTGCATTGTAAGTTTTTGAATTGTTGATGGGTTAATGTATTGTTTTTCATTTCATTTTTTTTTTAAATGAAATAAAACGGGGTTCTTATTAGGTCTCTCTCTCTCTCTCTCTCTCTTTGTCCGGGATGCCAATTAATTTACATGCTTCCATTTATATCCATTATATATTTGGTTAAGATACTATGAGATTCATTTATATTAGTAATGTCATAATTAATTTTAAAACTTATTAATTAATTAAATAACATAATAAAATAAAATTGTTATTATTATTATTGAAATGATATTCAAGTTTCGTTATGAAGAAAATGATAATCAAGAATTGATTAGGCTATATGAACCAGAAAAAATTTGGTTTAAATATGTGGATTATGATTTTGATGACAGAATTGAAATGGCTTTTGCTATTGATATTGAAATAGAACAATTTCGTGCCAATTATAGTTACAGCATAACTCATAAAACAATATTAGATGTTATAAAAAAATATAATCTTATTAAAAGAGATGATGTAAGCTATGAAGGAATTGAATACAATACAAAAACAAATGATTTACAAATTAATATTGGTAATTAATCAAAATTATTATTAATGTGGTTTAATGTTAATTTATATATAATTTTATTACATATAAATTATTAAAATACTTTCTTTTGTGTATATAAAAATTGAAATGAAATTGTCTTGATTAATAATTGTATATATTATTATGACAGAAGCCTTCATTCAAAAAGCGAGAGAAATGCACGGAGATAAATATGATTATTGTAAAACTATTTATGAAAACAATTTGAAAGAAGTAATTATTATTTGCAAAGAACACGGAGAATTTTTACAACTTCCGAAAACACATAAAAGAGGTAGTGGTTGTAAACCCTGTGGAAAAAATACTACATCTCTAAAAAGGTCATCTAATAGTGATGATTTTATTAAAAAAGCGAGAGAGATTCACGGAAATATTTATGATTATTCAAAAGTTGAATATAAAAAAGCAATTGAAAAAGTTATTATTATTTGTAAAAAACACGGGGAATTTAATCAAACCCCAAATGGTCATTTAGATGGAAAAGGTTGTAGAAAATGTTCTGACAAAAAAGCAAGTGATAGAATAAGAAGTAACACAGAAGAATTTATGAAAAAAGCGAGAGAAATTCACGGAACAAATTTTAATTATCATGATGTTGATTATATAGATGCGATTACTCCTTTAATTATAAAATGTAAAGAAGGACATATATTTTATCAAACCGCAAACAGTCATTTATCCGGAAATGGATGTAAATTTTGCAGTGGTGTTTATCAATCTAACACAGAAGAATTTATTAAAAAGGCGAGAGAAATTCACGGAAATCTTTATGGATATGATGAAGTAAAATATAAAAATGCAATGACAAAAGTAAAAATAATGTGTAATATTCATGGAATATTTGAAATGAAGCCAAATGGTCATTTGTCTGCAGGATATGGTTGCCAAAAGTGCGGTCATAACATGACTATATTTAATACCAATGATTTTATTGAAAAAGCGAGAGAAATTCATCAAAATAATTATGATTATAGTGAAAGCAATTATGTAAATATGACAACATTTGTAAACATTATGTGTAAAAAAGGGCATTTATTTATACAAACGCCATCAAATCACATTACACATAAACAAGGATGTCAAACATGTGCCGGTAATTATAAATCTAACACAGAAGAATTTATTCAAAAATCTATTTTACATCATGGATTAAAATATAATTATGAAAAGGTTAATTATATTAATAATCACACTAATATTACGATTATTTGTCAGGAACACGGAGAATTTATTCAAACTCCAGCCAGTCATTTATCAAATGGTTATGGTTGTCAGACATGTGCTAATTATTACAGAAGAATAAATCAATCTTCTAATATAGAAAATTTTATTCAAAAAGCGAGAGAAACTCATAGTGATAAATATAATTATTCAAAAGTTAATTATGTTAATGCTCGCACAAAAGTAATAATTATTTGTCAGGAACACGGAGAATTTACTCAAATTCCTGATAGTCATCTTAGAGGTTGTGGTTGCCCCAAATGTTCTCCCACAGGATATTCCAAAAAAGCAATTAAATATTTAAATTTCATGTCAAACATAAACAGAATTCATATTCAACACGCTGAAAATGACGGTGAATATAAAATACCAAACACGAGATGGAGTGCTGACGGATATTGTGTAGAAACAAATACTATTTATGAATTTCACGGAACAGAATATCACGGCGATCCACGTTGTTGTGACCCGGATGAATGTAATTATCTTGATAAAAATTATGGAGAACTTTATCAAAATACAAAGGAGAGAGAAAAAGTAATTGAATCTATGGGATATAATTTAATTGTCATGTGGGAATATGATTGGGATAAAATAATAAAATCGGTGAAAATGGTACAACGCAAGTTTCGCATGCGTCTTTCTCTCTAAACAAGTGTAAATTTATAGGTTCCATTGTAAGATTCCTCTGTTGCCATGTATTTTTTTATTGTTTTTGTTGATATATTTAGTTCATTGTTTATATCAACATATGAATTAAATGTCTTGATTAATGTGTTTGTTTTCACATTAAAGACATTAATTTTTATGCCCTTGATGTTTGGAGTTTTTTCTGGAATTGGATTATTTTTTTCATATTCTTCTTTTAATTCATCCGATAAATCTTTCAAATGAACCCAATAATGATTGTTTAATACTGAACCATATTTAATGGCAGAACAAATTGCAGATGGATGTTGTAATATGTCTGCTGCTGCATCTTTCGATAAAGCATACACTTTTACTATTTTTGTTTTATCCAAGTTCAACATTGCAACCTGTCCGCATTTTCGTTGAATGGTTGTTATGGTTTCGCCAATATCTCTTGCCTCTTCTTGATTTGGTTCTTCTCTATTTATCAAATGCCAACGATGATTCATATACACGATTTTATGTTGAAATGCGTGTTTAATTGCTGTAAATGATGGCTTTTCATCGCCTGGTTGAGATACATTAAACGTGCGAACTGCTTCACTTATGCAAGTAAAGACCTTTGCCACCTTTGTTAAATCATTCTTGTGATATATTTGAACAATTGGTCCTTGAACCCGTGATACAATTGGATTATTATTTTTTTCTTGTGTTAATTGTGGTTCTTGTTCATTTTCTTGTTGTTGTTGTTGTTGTTGTTGTTGTTGTTGTTGTTGTTGTTGTTGTTGTTGAGAAGATATATTTTCTTTTTCTTCCGGAACTTTTAGAGAAATATTGGATTTATTTTCTTCATAAGCAACCTCTTCATCTGATACTTTTAAATTAAACACTCTATCCAATAAATTATGAATTTCTTCAATGTTTTTAGCCAATGGAATTAAATTGTTAATCATGTTAATTTTTTTGTCTTGAATTAATAATTTCATTAATTCAATATCTTTTGTAAATTTCATAATATTATCATTAATAAATTTTACGATTTTGTCATATTGTTTGTAGTTATGAATTAAATATGTTTCAGTTGATGAAGATGCGTTATTAATTACCGATGTGTATTTATATTTTACTATTTCTGGACTGTTGTGTAAAAATTGTTCGAACCTATGACTATTATCACAAACAAATACATCTAATACTATTATTTTACATGCGAATTTAGCATTGAGAGCTTTAATTCTTGCATCAATATCACTTGTCTCTCCAATTTTTATGATGGTGCTTCCATTTTCTAATTGTTGAAGTTTACAAACATACACCAGATTTTTAAATTTAGATAGTTCAATTAAAACTTCACTTCTTTTTGTTGCGGTTTCTATTTGCGATTGTTTGAGATTTTGTTGAAGTTCTATTGACTTTGTTTGATATTTTTTTAATTGAATTTCGGTATATTGATGCATGATGTTTTCCATTTTAATATAAAATTTACGAATTTCTTTTGATTTTGGAGTTCCTGCTAGCATGCAAAAATTTTTAAAACAATCCACAGTTAATAATATGGTTTCTTTGTTATTTCCTCCGTGCTTATTTTGGGTCTCTACACTTGCCACGGAATAGCCCGTAGCAAGAATTTTGTAATCTATATGCTCGTTAAATTTTTTAATTAATAATTGTTTCGCATCAGCTTTTCTTGAAAATTGAATTTCTTTCCAAACAACATCAAAATCAACCACAAATGCGGTAGTATCTTTTCCATATTGTAAATATAAATAATAACTCGTCATGAACAATTCTTCATCTTTTTCAGTCATTTGAGACTTGATTAAAGCAAAAAGTTCGTCGTTTTCATGATTCAACACGCTTGTGATGACTTCCATTATACTATATTATATAGCATCTCTCTAAGTCATTTATATAAAGTTTAATTGTTCTATAACATGCTGTATTTGTAAGTATATAAATAATATAGTTAAAGTGTCTCATTCAAATAAGGGTAGCATAATTATGATTTCATATAAAAATCATACATGCAATGACATCTAACAATGATGTCATTGCATGAACAAGATAAAATAGAATAAGAAAGAGAGAGAAAGAGAATAAACATTAATTAAAATAAAATCCTATATTTTTTTCTTTAGCAATATTATATCACAGCCATGGGGGGAGGTCTAATGCAACTAGTAGCTTATGGCGCACAGGATGTTTACCTTACCGGTAATCCTCAGATTACTTTTTGGAAGGTTACTTACCGAAGGTACACGAACTTTTCAATTGAATCTATTGAACAGACTTTTAACGGACAGGCTGATTTTGGTCGTCGTGTCCAGTGTGTGATTAGCCGAAATGGTGATTTGGCTTACCGCACCTATCTTCAGGTAACTCTTCCTGAAATCAACCAACAGATGGGAAATGGAAACAGTTACGTGCAGAACACCAACAGCATGGGTGTCTATGCTCGTTGGTTGGATTACCCAGGTGAACAGCTCATTGCCCAGGTTGAAGTCGAAATCGGAGGTCAGCGAATTGACCGCCAGTATGGCGATTCCATGCACATTTGGAATCAACTGACCATGACTGCTGAACAGCAACGCGGATATTTTAAGATGATTGGTAACACGACTCAACTTACATTTATTACTGATCCCTCTTTCGCGGATGTTGATGGTCCTTGCGACTCTCAAGCACCTCGTCAGGTCTGTGCTCCTCGCAATGCTCTTCCTGAAACCACTCTTTACATTCCTCTTCAGTTTTGGTTCAACTGCAATCCTGGGTTGAGCTTGCCTCTTATTGCCTTGAATACTGTAGGGCAGAAAAGTATCCATCCTAAAGAATCTGAGCTCTTCTTTAGGGAAAATATGTTAGGGTCTCAGAATTATTCCCAGATGCTAGTTGCTTGTTGTTAATTCAACTTGCGGCGACAAGACCAAATTGTTCGGGAAACTCTTAAAGCTGTAAAAATAAAATTGATTTTGTATTATATTAAAATGAAAACATTAATTAAACAATGACACAAAAACATTGTTGTAAGTGTAAAATATTATTAGAATTAAGCAACTTTGGTAAATTAAAGAATACTCCTGATGGTTATAGATATGATTGTAAAGATTGTAGAAAACAATATAGATTAAATAATGCTGAACAAATTAAAATTAAGCAACATGAATTCTATGAAAAAAATAAAGACACATTATTAGTTAAATCCAAAGAATATCGTATAAATAATTCAATCACAATCAATAATCAAAGGAAAGAATATAGAAACCGTCCAGAAGTTCAAAAACATATTAAAATCAAAAATAAGGAATATCTTCCAATACGAAGTGTAAAAACAAAAGAAAGAAGATTAACTGATAAAAATTTTCAAATAAGTGAAGTTATTAGGAGCAAAATTCATAAAATGTTAAAGGGACAACCCACCTCATATCAAAATATAATTGGATGTGATATAATATTTTTAAAATCTTGGCTTGAATTTCGTTTTAATGAAAATATGAATTGGGATAATTTTGGAATGGTTTGGCAAATAGACCATATCCTTCCTATAAATGGATTTGACTTTACACAAGAAATAAATAAATATATATGTTTTAATTGGACAAATTTACAACCGCTTAGTTGCTTTGAAAATAGAAGTAAATCTGATAAATTAGAATTACACTATTACTTTAATAATATTGTTAATGTTTTTCGTTTTAGTAATAAATACAAACAATTTAATGGGTACCAATTTTTAAGCGAAAGTTTAAAATGGCTGAGAAATAATGAACTCAGGTATGGTAAAAATCCCACAGATGAAGGCAAAAAGCCTGAAATAGACAATCCGCAGCCAAGCCTCTAAGTCCGTTATGATAAGGATATGAGGAAGGTTCAACGCACTTACGGTTTTGGACTTGAAGTGTCTAATCAACACTAATGATGGTTTAAGATAAGTACTACTCCCTCTGTTACATGAAATACACCGAAAGGTGGGGTATAACGTGATGTACAGTATCACGAAGTTAAAATCAACCTTGATATTCGCCCAATTGACCAGTGTTTGTGGGCTGTCACTTCTCTTGGATGCCCTCAACTGCCTACCAACAGTGGTGCACCTGTTCCTGCAACTATTGCCTATAACCAGGCACTCGTGGCTGCCTCTCTGTATGTTGATTACGTGTTTCTGGATACGGATGAACGCAGACGTATGGCACAAAATCCCCATGAGTATCTTATTACGCAATTGCAGTTCACCGGCGACGAATCTGTCGGCTCGTCCAGCAACAAAATTAAGTTAAATTTCAACCACCCAGTGAAAGAATTGATATGGGTTGTTCAGCCAGACCAGAATGTCGACTATTGCTCGTCTTTGAACTGCGACGCCACTCTTTTCAAGGTTCTTGGCGCGCAGCCCTTCAACTACACGGACGCGATTGATGCTCTTCCGAACGCAATCCACGCGTTCGGTGGTCCTCAGTCTATCGCTCAAGACAGCCGCGCCTTTATTGACGAAAACGGACTTTTCCAGGATGCAGGTGCTGGAGATGTGAGTGTTTCCGGATATTGGAATGGACCTAATGATTACTACAGTCAACCACATTTGGACGCCGGACATGCTGGTCCGGAATCTGCCGTCTCTGATGCCGGAACCTTTGTTCTTGCCGAAACCTCTCTTGACATGCACTGCTGGGGACAGAACCCCGTTGTCACTGCCAAACTGCAACTCAACGGCCAGGATCGCTTCTCTGAACGCGAAGGCTCTTATTTCTCATGGGTCCAGCCTTACCAGGCACACACCCGTTGCCCCGATGAAGGTATCAATGTTTATTCATTTGCCTTGAGGCCTGAAGAGCATCAACCGAGCGGGACCTGCAACTTCTCCAGAATTGACAACGCGACACTCCAACTTGTCCTGTCAAATGCTACGGTTCAGGGAACCAATACCGCCAAGGTCAGAGTGTATGCCTACAACTATAACGTGCTACGAATTATGTCGGGCATGGGAGGTCTTAACCTAACACATTTTTTGTTGTTAATCAGGACCCAACAGTTGGCTGCCATATTAGATATTTGCTTCCTAATATGGATAAACAGTGTAAAGCAGATATGCGAAAATGTCGCATTATATAACCAGCTAGTCTCTTCTTTCTGACTATTTTATGAGTTGGAATTCAAAGAGGCAACATTTCTAACATGCAGGAACATCCTAATAGCCTTTTCTACTACTTTTTTGCGTGAAAATGCAAAAAATACTCGGGGTAATGACCTAGAGCATAGTGACAACGAAAAGGATTGGACAATCTGCAGCCAAGCTTCTAAGTGCGACAAAGCAAGCATACGAAGAAGGTTCAGAGACTATAATGGAATGGGTTTGAGAGAAGTAGCGATTCTCTGTGATAACTTAAAGAATAGTCCGCATTGTATAGAAATATACAATAAACCGCGTGCTTACTCCAATTAAGCGTGTGGGTTACAAATATTATTTTATGTTATTTAATAACTAATATTGTTTTTTAGTTATTAAAGCAAAATGCTGATAACAAGAAAATGTCCAAATTGAATTATGTTATTTAAAAAAATTGATTATAAATTTAATGTTATAATCAATGTCATAATAAATGAACTCTTATCAATACTCCGAAAAAATAATGATAACTAAATATGAACCAGAAGAAATACATTATGTTTCAAGCCACATATCAACATTGGGCAAAGACGCAAATCTTATGAAAAATCCTATATGGAAAATTCAAGAAAATGAAAAAGAATATTTATTAATGTATTGCGAAAAAGATACTGTATGTAAATTATGTCCGATAAGTTATCAAAAGATATTAGATTACGAATTAAATGAAAATAATGGTAAAAAAATCACATGGTTTAAAATGAATAATGGATACATTTGTGGAAGCAATAAATTATACATACATCAAATAATAACAGATTGTTATGGAAATGGAAAAGGAACAAAAAATATTAGTGTAGACCATATTGACCGAGACCCATTAAATAATACTTGGGAAAATTTAAGAATTGCAACAAGAGAAGAGCAAGAACAAAATACAAAAGGAATCATGAAAGAGACTTTAAGAGCAAGAAAAACAAGTGCAAAACCATTGCCAGAAGGAATTACAAAAGAAAATATGAGAAAATATGTTGTCTATTATCATGAATGGTTGAATCCTGAAAAAACTAGAAGCAGAGAATTCTTTAAAATAGAAAAAAATCCAAAATTAGAAAAAATATGGATAGGAACTAAATCAAACAAGGTGACAATTCATGAAAAATTAGCACAAGCAAACGCATATGCAGATGAATTAAATAAAAATTGAAATTAATATGCTATATATGCATATGTGTTAATAATATAATGACTTCTAATATTGAAATAGACAATCAAGAAAAATTAATGAAATTAATTACTTATTATTGCTTATCGTTTTTTTAACCAAAAAACAATAGAGAGACTATACCATTATTAGTGTATATGATGAGCGTTGATATAGTCAATCTTATTGAAACAAATCCCATTACCAAGTTAAACGGAAATTATCAATCAAAATTGATTGAAAAAGTTAAAACCCATTTTACTGATTATGAACAGCAGATGTTTGTAGCCAGTTTTTACTGCTATTTGAATTATAATAAAAGTGAGTTTGTTATTGATTTAGATAATATATGGGGATGGGTTGGGTTTGGACAAAAAGTAAATGCCAAAAGATTATTAGAAAAACATTTTATTATTAACAAAGATTATAAATTATCGCTCTGCCAACCGGCAGGGCAATCAACTCACATTAAAGGAGGTCATAATAAAGAAACATTTATGTTAACTATTGAAACCTTCAAAAAATATTGCATGAAAGCGGGAACAACAAAAGCAGATGAAATTCACGATTATTTTATTAAATTAGAAGAAATATTACAAGAAATTATGAAGGAAGAAAGTGATGAATTAAAATTACAATTAGAAGAAAAAAATGTAGAAATAGAATCAAAAGACAAAGAATTGGAAATGAAATTAAAACAGCAACAATCTTTGGAAAGAGAAAAAGTATTATTGAATCAATATGCAACAATCGGTTCTATTATTTATATTATCAAAGTAAAAACATTCAAGACTGGAGAATATATTATTAAAATCGGTCAAAGTCGAAAAGGAATATTGAATCGTTACAATGAACATAAACACAAATATGAGGAATGTTTATTGTTGGATTGCTTCTCAGTAAATAGAAGTCATGATTTTGAGAATTTTTTACACAATCACGAAGATGTTAGAGGAAACAGAGTGAACAATTTACTAAATCACGAAACAGAACTGGAATTATTTTTGATTGGGAAAAAGCTTTCTTACAAAACCCTCTTGAAAATAATCAATAACAATCTTACATATTATGACAGCAATGACATACGAAAATTAGAGAAAGAGAATGAGCAATTAAAAATGATGATGCAAATGAAGACAGACGGAAATGAAAGTCCGTTAATACACGAATTAATTAACATGATAAAATTGTTGACAAAAAAAATGGACAATCTTGAAAAACTGTTACAGGAAAAAACGACAATTACACAAAAAGAAGAACCCAAAATCACTACAGGATTTAGTCAACCATTGGCAACAATTGGTCCAAGACTACAACAAATACATCCCGAAACATTGCAACTAGTAAAAGTCTATGAAACCGCCTCTGAGTGTATGAAAGAGGACCCAAAAATGAAACGCCCAAGTTTGACAAAGGCAGTAATGGAAAATTTAGTGTATAATGGTTTTCGGTGGTTGTTTGTGGACCGTGAATTAGACCCAACCGTCATTCATTCAATCCAACCTACCAAACAAACCAAGACACAGAATTTGGGATATATTGCCCAAATAAACAAAGAACAAACCGAGATTGTCAATGTTTATATTGACCGGAAAACGGCGGCACAGATGAACGGATACGAATCAACTGCAGCATTAGACAATCCAGTAAAAAATTTCAGTTTAACAAAAGATTCATACTATAAATTATATGATGATTGCGATGACGAATTAAATTCAGCATTTGAAGAACAGTGTGGTGGCGAACCTTTTTTATATAAAAACGGTGCGGGACAATTTGACGCCGAGCACAAATTAATCAAGGAATTTGCGAGTAAATACGACTGCATAAAACAATTAAAAATGAGTGACAAAACACTGGCAAAATGTTACAACAAAGACATACAATACAACGGTTATTATTACAAAGAACTTGGAAGTAAATTGTCTGTGAAATGATATTAAAGTGGCTCTATCAATCAATGCATGGACCAATCAAAACAACATATTCAAGATAAAAAGGAGAGAAGAGAAAAGAAGAAGATGACAAAAAGGGATGTTTCAGGCGAAGACATTATTTTTATATTTGAAAAGGTATTGGAAGGATGGTCAACAATTCGTATTTACAATACAATCATACAAACAAATCCGTCATCAGGGATTACAAAAGAAAAGACGGAAAAATATGCGACAGGAAATTGTAAAATATATGAAAAAGAAGTGGCAAGCAAACAACGATTTCAGCATTACATGGACTTAAGAGAGAAAGTGTATGAATTTCATAAATTAGGCAAATAATGTTCGAATACTTATTTCTCTCTGTTTTATATGTCAAAATTAAGAAGAATAAAGGGTGGGAAATGGTCGTTAAAATACAAACGCAGCATTGATTGCAATCGTCCAAAAGGGTTTTCCCAAAAGCAGCACTGCAAATATGGGAGAGGTAAAACTATGAGAAGACGTTCCACATAATATAATATTTTGTTATTATATTATGGCAAAAAGCAGCGGTGGCAGCAAATCTAGTGGTGGTGGCAATGGCGGCATTTTAGGTTCAGGCATATTCGGGTTTTTTGGCACAACGATTGAATGTAAAGCAGAAGACAATTCAATATACTGCAATATAATGAAATTCGTGAATCTCTTTTTTGCATTATTGTTAATAGGAGCCATCCTCTTTTACGCATTTCACTTTTTGTATAAATTGAAAAAAATGAAAAAATGAAAAATAAAATTGAATTGCTTTAAACAGTATAGAAAGACATTATTCAACAAACTCAAAACAGAACAATCATGTCTTTCGCAATGGATGTAACCTTTTCAAGACAAGGAAATAGTCTAACTGGGCAAATTCATTCTCATCAAGGAATGAGATATGTGTGTTGTTATTTTAAAGTGGTTCGAACATCCATTTCAATGATATACAACATTCCGGTTGATTGGAAAATGTGCGATTTCATCAACAATATAAAAGAATATTGCAATCAGGATTTTCCAGGTGATATCAGTAATAATATTGAATTTGTATGTGTAGGAGATACGCCTCAAGGACAATACGCAGAGGATGGGGCTGCATTGGATGAAGATGATACGCAATCCTTTTACGAAAAATACATTTCAAGACATGTGTTTCCGGCGTTTTACATTCGGAATCAAGTGCAAGAAACGGACCAAGACAGGAATCAAAGAAGAAGAAGACAAGAACAACCATTGGTCCAAGTTCAAGAAGAATATATTCCGTCGTGTGTAATTTGCTTGGATGAAACAGTATCAAGATTAAGATTGAGATGCACTCATGAAATGTGTAGAACATGTTTCAATACTTGTTTGTTATATGGACAAAACAATTGTCCGATTTGCAGAAGAAGAACGGTTTTCAGAGATTTAGTGAATTAATTGTTGCGAATAATTATATAATTAATTTAGTTTGATATAATATGTTGCATGAATCTGAATCTAACCAATCTATTTTTCATGAAGACATTGAATTAAAAAAAAATAAATTAAATACAATAACAATTATATTAACCTGTACAGTAAATGTCAATCTAAAAAAAAGTTGCGTTTATCAAAAAAACAAAGACGAGAGAATTCAAGTATATTTAAAAAAAATACATTTATGGTTAGATAAAACAAATTTTAATATAATTGTTGTTGAAAACTCGGGGTATTTATTTGACGAATTAAAAATAGAACAAAATATACATAATAATAGATTTGAAATAATTACATTTGATGAAAAACCCCTACCAGAAGCGATGTATTTAAAAAATAATGACAGTAAAGGTGCTAGTGAAGTTTTTTCTATATTATATGCTTTTAATAATTCTAGACTAATACATAACTCAATTTTTATTATTAAAATTACAGGTCGCTATTTTATTCCAGAATTAGAAGAATATCTTAAATTGCATGATTTAAATAAATATGATTGTTTAACGCAACACGATAAAGATAGGTGTGAAATGGTTGGTTCTCATTATAATATATTTACTCATATGTTTGATACAAATTTACTTGACATGAACAAATATAATGGACACATTGAATCTGTTTGGAAATACAGGGCATCTAACTGCAAAAATGTATTAACATGTAAATTGTTTGAAATAGAAAAAACACAACAAGGTGGTATTAATAATATTTATGTAAATATATAATTTATAAAAAAAATGACAGGTTACATCCTTTAAAATATTTATATTTTCATGATAGTTTCTTATTGAATGTTCCAAGGTTATATTTAGAGTTGTTTAATGAAATTTATTTAGTAAAAAAGTGTTAATTAAGTTACAATTTAATTTAAAAGTTATAAATAACTGGCTATTGTTTGAGTTAAATCGCAAGGAATCTGTCTAATAATCCCAATGATGTATTTTTTATATTTTTCTTCAAAATCCAAGAGTTGTTTGCGGGTCTTGTTCCAAGAGTTGATTTGTCGAGCCGTGTATAAAGTTCGCTCCTTTCTCTTGAAGATCCTTGTAATGGTTGCTGAAAACTCAATCAAATAATCGAATTCGTCCATGAATGTTTCTTGCGAAATGTTAAAATGCCAGAATAATTCTTTTTCTCCGTCGTCCATTTTCTCCTTGATTGCAAAGAAGTTGTCATTGAGAAATTTATATAGTTTCCTTATTTTTGGAATAGAAAGATGCAGACGGGTTGTATCGTCAGAGGTTGATGCCAATGATGTCGCCACGGAGGCTGACAATATCGCGAGTTGAGTTTGAGTATTCATTTGATTTGATTGGTTTGTTTTGATGCAGACAACAAAAGAGAGAAAAAGCATTTCAATTTTTCCTTTTTTGAGAAAGAATTCGCATGACTAAAAATATTTTGACAAGTCTACCACAAAATCTTTCGTGCAAGATTGTTTGCCGAATATGGATTCTTTCTCCAATTGCCGCGAATTTTCCCGCTGCGCGTTAAATAATTGCGGCGGCGTTTTAAATCTCCGTGTTTGGTGAAATCTTCATATCCGAGTTGTCCAAAATGAACCCATGTTTTATGGCGTGGGTCATATATATCATATTTTTTCTCTCTATTAGAAGACGGATAAATTTTCGCGGTTTTGCCAAAATACCGATATGCCAAGCGTTGTGCTTTTTCAGGATTCGAATATTTTCTCAGTTTTTTACTAAAATGTCGGCTTCGTTTTTCCATACTATAACATTACCCTATTTAAAATCTTTTTGAGAATGAGAGAGGAGTTCTTCTACATTTTTCAACATAATTACCAGGTCTTCTTTGTTATCTGGGTCACGCATTTTTGCAATTTTTTGTTGGAGTGCCATACGTAATCTTTCTAAAGAATTTAAATATGTTTGTATTTTGTCAATCATTCCACGCGAATGTGCCAAGACCATCCACCCCAATTTTTCAAACATATCTTTATACCAATTATGCAATCCAATAGTGGTTGAATCGCAGCATTTTCCAGGAATAGGTTCTGAACCTTGTGTCATCTTTGACTTTTTTGAATCTTGACGCGGGTCTTGAGATGAACGCGAACCTCTGCCTTTTCTGCTTCCACTTCTGCTTCTACTTTTGCTTCTTATTCTTCTTCTTGTGTGTCGTCTCATGTAATAATATAATTCAAGAAAAAATTATATTATTAATTAAATCTACGTAAACTATCTACAATCAACTAACTCGCTCCTAACTAAATCATACTTGGTCGTGAATTAAACAGCCGATTCATGTTAATAATTTCGGGCTTTTCAGCATTGCTCGTGAATAGTTTCATAATTTGTTCTTCGTCCCGAAAGCGAACAGAATAGTTTTGCTGGAGTCCATTTCGTCCGATGCGTCCCATGGCTTGAATGATTTTTTCTTGAGTCAAGTCCAAGTCTTTGCTAATGTATCCATGGCAAAACTGGTAATTTGTTCCGTAAATATAATCACTGGATGCAATGATTATATATAATTTTTGTTCGTCCGCCATCTTCTTCATGATTTCCGTATAAGCAATATTTTCATGATTGGTAAAGACGCCGATTCCCATAAGCAATAGCACTTTCCAACTGTCTTCCACGCCTGTAAGCAGCATGATTTCATTAATCACTTCTTCTTCAATGTTGCTAGAGAATGCCCCTGTAACATTGCAATCGTCCGCCCATTTTTTCAAATGTAGATTTTTATTTGGAATAAAGGTTTCATTCAATGTCGCTGTTTTAATCATAGACCGCAACATATCCAATTGCGTCTTGATTTTCCCTGCTTCAACCTGTGTTTCATTCGTTTGAATTCTGTTGCATTTATGTTCTTTTTTCTCTCCCGAACCTTCCTCTTCTTTTGTATTGGATGCATCATGGTCTTCCAAATCTTTTTCCAAGACGCCGATTTTATCATTTATCCGGTTATTAAACTCTATTTTCTCCATAATATCAGACATGACTTTTGCGGGAATGTTTGCTTGTTGAATACAGAATTTCGCGATTTTTTCAACATTATTTGACAAGAATATGGTTGGTCCATCTGTCAATGTATGTGCGTCTTTTGTCGTGACATATATGCCGCAATTGCCGCTGATAGTTTCTCTGATGATTGGTTCTGGCGACGACGACAATGACGGAGACATCATGGTCGCTTGTTCACTGGCGATTCGTTTCAATGATTCACCTGCGAATTTGCTAGAACTAGAACCGCCAGAACCGCCACCACATGCAGACCCGGGACCAATGCTATTGCTTTTGCGAATGCCTTTTGAATCAATGGATTCGTTTGGCACGATGCGTTTTTCCCTGGTATTTTTCAATGAAAGATAAATAGAACCCCATGTTCCAGCAATGATATTTTTCAGCAATTTTAAATAATACAATTTAATGCTTTTCATGTCAATGTCATCAATAGACCCGAAATTTCGTGGAATAGAATGTCTAAGAGACACATAATTTCCGCCTTTTTGTATAAATGTGATGAAGCGAACCACTTCTTTCAAATCAAAATATCTTAAGAGTGTCAAGTAATTTTCACAATGTTCAACAATCAATTGCATCTCATCATAGTCTCCGCTTAAAAAGTGTGGCAATACGACGTGACCGTTTTTATCAATAATAGGAATTGTTTTTTTACAGTCATGACTAACAATGTTATACACTGTTGCATTAGATGTGCTAAATTTCAAGGTGAAATCATTCACAGTCTCGGTGAGTTCGTGCAATTTCGGCAACGTGGCAGAAGAGAGCACCATGTTTGGAATCAAATTTGCAGACCAATTGTCTTGAATGATTGCGTGAAATGGATGTTCTGGATAATCAAGTGTGATGGTTGGTTCATCCCAATATGTAATTAAACTGCTTGGTGAATTAAAAGACAACATGTAATACATGGCTGGAAGATATGATTTAATATCGCAAATAATGATTTCAACCTTGTCTCCGACGGTATTGTCTACTTTCCAAATTCCGCCGCTCTTTTTATGTTTTGTAAATTCTTTTGCTGCGAAATAGTGGAGACGAATGTCTGCAGCACTGGTGCATCCGAATGCAAACGCCACTTTTTTATTAACTGAAATGGCTGCACGTGCCAGAGCCAATCCCACATGTCTTGCTGCACAAACAAATATGATTTTATGTTGTTCAGACAAGCCAATCGGAGTCAGCGTTTTTCCAGTGCCTGTGGGTGCAATGTATAAAATCAATTTGGCGTCTGGGTTTTTGCACACTGTAAAGATTTCTTTTTGATGTTCATAAAGCATCATGTCGCCGTATTTAAGCAAGTTGTCATTTTTTTCAATATATTCCACCGCGTTTTCTATAATGTTTGTAATACTAACAGATGCTTCCAATTCTCCGAGAATGGCACCTACAATGTCAATAATATGTCTGTTTAATAGGGGAACGCTGTTGCGTATTAATTTATAGAGTGTGTAATAATGAAATTCCATCTTTGGGCTGCGTGTAGAGGCATATTTTAATGTTTTCTCAATGTGTTCCAACAAGACATATTCGTAAATATTATTTTTTTCAAGATTCTCCGTCGTGTTTTTGCTGATGCGAATGAGGTCTGCTTTTTTCAATACGGGTTTGGCGTTTACATTCAGTATAATATATGTTGCACGGTATTTTGTAATAAGCAATTTAATTTTCTCTGCCAAATATTTATTAAATACATAATCTTCCATTGCTGGACTGTATTCTATTTTTAGAAATGTGAAAATAGAATTGCATTTATTGTATTTTATATTGACGTTTTCGTTACCTTTCATAATCAATTTCAGTACTTCAATTTCGTTGGGCGAGACTGGCACTTCAATCGTTTCCCATTCGGATTTGGAGAGTTTGCGTTGAATAAGGTCCATGATTTCAAGAATGTCGGTTGTTTTAATTATGGTGAGTTATTTAAGCCGATTTTCCAAATCAATTTTTTATTTTATATTGGATGTCTTGTGGGTCTTGTGGTCCAATGATTAAACCATTGAATTGAATTTATTTATTTATTTATTGTATTATATTATAGTATGCAACTCTGCACTCCGGCGATGATATATTTGGTTCTCTCTTGTTTGTCTTTAGTAATTAGTGCAATAAATTCAATGAATCCAGCATCCATATTGATTCAACTTATTTTTACCGGTGCGTGGACATGGTTAATGAATTATTTGTGCAAGAAGGGATATTCTATTTTGTCGTGGCTCTTGTTATTTTTCCCATTTTTAGTGGGCGTATTTGTTGTGATAAATTTATTTAGTAAATTATCTGCTTGAACATCTGCTTAAAAATACATGCATATTATACTTGACTTGTGCAACAGATGGATATTGAATTCATGTTTTTATTGGAATGGACGCTCATGCAACAACAATTGCGTATCTTGGCAAAAACTGTTACAGTAAACCCTCGTGGAAGACCCTTAAAATATATTACGGAGAAAGAGAGAAAAGATGCAAGAAAGAATGCGAGAAAGAATACGACAAAGAATGCGACAAAGAATGCAACAAAAAATAGAAGAAAAATGTCTAAAAAAAATAAAATGTCTATCGTTAAAGTATGAAACTGTGTATTCAGGCGATAATATGCATGGTTCTCTCTTTTATTTATTTAGTTATTTGTCAAATGCAATTGTTTAACCCCGTATCCATTGCACTTCAAATCGGCCTGATTGCATTATGGGTGTGGTTAATAGATTTTTTCTGTAAAAAGGGATATTATAAGACAGCATGGTTGCTGCTAGTTCTTTCACGTATTCACGTATTAAGATTTATCGTATTAATATAACGCGGTGGTTAATGTGTTATAATATATATAAAATAAATATAAAATGGAATGTACTATTTGTTATGAGAAGTTTTTTACACCAAAAACAAAAGAAGAATTAAAATGTTTACTTTATGAAAAAAGTAGTTACAAAGAAATAGAGATGTTCAAAAATCTACTTATTACAAATAAACATAATGAAACACACGCATGCTCTACACCCAATTGTAAATGTATAATGTGTGGCGATTGTTGGATAAAACTAACGCATAAAGGAAAAGGTATAGACGAAATGATAATTGATGATATGCCAACAATTAACGACAAATTTGTTTGCCCTTATTGTAAAATAATTGATTGGAAATATTATATGAATAATGTATTTAATGAATTACAGGAAAAAGTATTAGGGAAAGAAGTGTTTCATGAATTGTTATTTTCAAAATGTTTTAATGATTTTGATTGAAAGAGAGAAAGTATGTGAGAGAAACGAAATAGAAATAATAAACAAAAGAATATATGTCAATTATTGTGCAATGTCCGCATTGCGGCGATTTTATTAGCATTATTGAATTAAATTGCTTAATTTTTCGACACGCAGTCCTCATTTCAAATGGACAACAAATTAATCCGCACGCATCAAAAGAAGAGTGCGATTCATTTGTAGAACGTGGATTGGTGTATGGATGTGCCAAACCATTTAGACTTGTTAAAACGAATGATGGTGCATTTGTAGTAGAAAAATGTAATTATATCTGATTATAGTATAATGTCAATACAAAGAATACCATACCGCAATGGTGACATTTATGAAGGTGAATGTGAATGTAAAAAGAATGGTCAAGGAAAAATGAAATATAAAAATGGTGACATTTATGAAGGTAGTTGGATTGATGATAAAAAGAACGGTCAAGGAAGAATGAAAAGTAAAAAAGGCGATTATGAAGGTCGATGGGTTAACGATTACCGTGAGGGTCTAGGAAAAAAATATTATAGTAATGGTGAATATCAAGGAGAATGGGCTAATGACCTACGCAATGGTCAAGGAACTATGAGATATAGAAATGGTGATGTTTATGAAGGTGAATTTAAAGATGATAAGATAAATGGTCAAGGAAAAATGACATATAGTGATAATAATGTTTTTGAAGGTGAATTTAAAGATGGTAAACTAAACGGACAAGGAAAAATAACATATAGTGATGGTGATGTTTATGATGGTGAATTTCAAAGTAATGCACGCACTGGTCGAGGAACTATGAGATATAGAAATGGTGATGTTTATGATGGTGAATTTCAA